GCGCTTATTGCCGTCCTTGTCGGTCCAGTCTCGCGCCTGCAAGCGACCGTCTACCACCACCTTGCGCCCCTTGGCGCAGTATTGCGCGGCAAACTCCGCCGTGCGCTCCCACGCGACCACATCAAACCAGTCCGTTCCGGCGTCTTTGCCGTCGCGGTCGACGGCAATGGGAAAGCTGGTGACCGCCTTGCCGCTCTGCGTGCGGCGCAGCTCAAGGTCCTTTCCAATGCGTCCCATGACGCTGATTCTGTTCAAGCTCATTTCAATTCCTCCCTGTTTTTTCTGTAAATCATGTTCTCCCGTGTCCAGCCGGGATATTTCGCTTTGAGATAGCCGACGATGCAGGCGTATAGCGCCGTCCTCTGCGGCCCCTCGTCAAAGGCTCGGTGGCAGGAGGGGCAGAGCGTCACGATGTTCTGCTCGATGCCTCTGCCGCCCCGTGAGCGCCGTATAACGTGCGCTACAGACTCCCCGTTGTTCCGCCCGCATAGAATGCAGCGCCCGCCGTCGCGTTCGTATACGATCTCCTTGACGCTTTTTGGGATGGACGTGGCCTTTGTCATTTTGTGCATTCAACTCTCCCCCAACGCGCAATAGGACCGATAATAACGATTGCCCTTCCTGCGGTTTTGAGCTTGCGTCTTAAAATCGACCCACCTGCAATTCTCTGGCGTATAGTCACCATCGTTGTCAATGCGGTCAATGGAGCATTCCCCATATTGGGCCGTTTCGTCATATCCCGTTTTCTTCGCCCACTCATAAAACGCTTGAAAACTATTCTTCCATTCGTCGCAAACGCCAATCCCGCGCCCTCCATATCGCTTGTAACAACTTACATTTGGGTTGTAACAGCGGTTTTTCATATTGCACCAAACGCCATAAAGACGGCTATGAGCTTTCCCGTGTGTTATTTTTGCAGCTCTTGAATGTTCTTGTCCGATGCACCCGCAACTGATTACAGCCCCAGATTTAAGGTGTTTCCCGCTTATGACTTTTTCAGTTCCGCAATCGCATCGGCATACCCATCTTGTGGTAATATGCCCGTTGCAATTCGTGTTCGAAGCGCGCTTAATCACGGTCAAATGCCCAAAGCGTTTCCCTGTTAAATCAATAAGACGATTCCCATTTTTCAAGAAGCAAACTCCTTTCGCTTTCACTTATTACTTCTATTCCAAGGCTTTTTGCATCGCAAACAAGATTGTCAATTAACCTTGACATTTCTGCGGTGTTATATGTTGATGATCCAAAATAGGCAAAGCACAATTTATACCCATGCAATTTGCTATCATCTACGACATCAAGAATCCACCCAGTCCCGCGACTTTCCCAATTCCTCTGAAACGCTTCAACCGCTTCATCTCTTATGGGGAGGGGGGTATACACTCCGACAGACTTAATTGCGTTTCGGTACACATCTTCTTTTGTTGTGCCTACCGCATTTGCAATATCTGTGCAGATTTTCCAGCACATAGCATTGGCATCCAAGCTCCGCTTCTCGCGGTGCTTCTTCACGGTCACGTCAACGTCTGTCTCGTGCAACTCGTCGTACAATGCGCCGACATTCTCCCGCGTGGCGATGGTAAGCAGATACCCACCATCGCGCACAAGGGATAGATCATGCAGTCGGGCTTTCATTGGCTTTCCTCTTTTCCATGCAAGCCCAGCAGAGCGGCACACCGTATTTCTTCATCGCGCCTTTGGAGATGTCGCTCACACGATAGAGCTTTCCGTTAAAGGACTGCGGTGTGATCGGCTGCTTGCAGTCTTGGCAGGTGTAGTCAAACTGTTCCTTATACGCCTGATTGAAGGATTCCATCTCGGCCTTGCTCGGCTTCTGCTCTGCGGTTCTTGGCGTGTACTTGGTCGCGTCCTTCGCCCAATACACATCCGCACCAAAACCGAGCGCCTTGCAGGCAACGGAGATAGCATCGGTCAGCGCCATTTTGAAGCACTCGTCAGAGGTGTAAAGGCCGTTTCGTTCGCTGGCAACAAACGCGCTGCCGCCTGTGCCGGGGATCGCATCTGACCACGCGCCATCAACCTTGATGTAAAGATCGATGTCCACAAATGCGGAAACCTCGTTGTTCGCGCCCTGCTCCAACCGCTTATCCGTGATAACGTACTTCCAGCCAATTCCGCAGGGGCCGAACTGCTCCGTCAGCGCCTTAATGCGCCACATGGGGTTAATGTCGGTCTTGCCTTTCAGCCTCCCCGCCTGGATTTCGCGCTGTGCGGACGGCGGGACTTGCCGAACACGCTCATAAATTTCAAGGTTCTCCATCACTTCACCCCCATGCTCATGCCCTGTACAAGCGTCGCGCCGTCGATTTCAGCGCCGCTTTTCAGTAGCGCAGCAAGGTCGGTCTTATTCACCGTGGGGGCGTTGTAAGTAACCTCGCCGTCGTGACCGTTGGCGAGCATCCACGCAACCACCGCGCCCATGTCGGAGACCTCCACGCTGGTGGTCTTTCGGTAGCTGATGGAGCATCGGGGGGTGGAAAACTTCTCGCCGTTCAGCACAGAATCGAGATATTTTTTCTTGCTCTCTGCCGCACGCTCTAAAGCCTGTCTGCGCGCCGCAAGGGCCTTCTCTTCTTCGCGGATCGCCTTTGCTTCGGCGACGTCGTTTTTAATCCAAAGCGCGATGTTCTCGATCTTCTGCTCTCTTGCCATGTTCAGCTCCAAGAGCTTTTCAACGTCAAGGATTTCGCCGGTCTCGGCATCTACACATTCCGCAAGCGCGGAATCAATCTGATACAAGTTCATTGCTTTCCTCCTCAAAAAATTCCTCGCCGCAGTACGGGCACTCGGCGACTGTCCGCGTTTCTATGCCGTTCTCGCCGTCGAGGTTTTCCCTCACCTCATAAGTGTACGGCTCAAAGAAGATCGCGTGGCAGGCTTCGCATTTGTAAACCATGTAAATTACGACCTCCCCGCTTTCCGTATCATCTCCGACAGGCCGTATGTCCGCCCGACAATGGACGCTATCCGCGCCATCTCGATCTTGCGGAGCACCTCGGCTTCTGCCGGATCGTTTGATAAGTAGTAGCCCTTGCCAAAGTTCATAATGCAGTATTCATCGCCATCCTCCTCGCATCGTGCCGCCTCGATCACCTTGCGCAAGTGCCGGTCTGTCCAGCCGGTCATTTCGCAGAGCTGCCAGCGGCGCAGCGCATTCTGGGCGCCGACGCGAAGATGGTTTCGCAGAGTGATAACATCGTCCGTCATGGTGACACCTCGGTAAACTCTCCATCAATAAGTTTGTACCATGCGTCAGCCTTGATCCGCTCGCCGTCAACATACTCGGTCTTAACGCATTTTGGAACGCACCTATTCTTGGCTTCGGAATATTCCCATTCAGCAAGAGTAATCCAGCTCCCCGCTTTTGCTTTAACCGCAGAGTCGTGACCTGCGCAGCAGATAACCGAGTCTTCTCCCGAGCTTTCGATCTGATCGTGGTTGCCGCTGCTGCCGATCTTGGCGTAGTCGCCGCTGCTGCCGATCTTGGCGTAGTTGCCGCTGCTGCCGATCTGAGCGGAGTTGCCGCTGCTGCCGATCTGATCGTAGTTGCCGCTGCTGCCGATCTGAGCGGAGTTGCCGCTGCTGCCGATCTGAACGTAGTAGCCGCTGCTGCCGATCTGAACGTAGTCGCCGCTGCTGCCGATCTGAGCGGAGTTGCCGCTGCTGCCGATCTGAGCGGAGTAGCCGCTGCTGCCGATCTTGGCGTAGTTGCCGCTGCTGCCGATCTGAGCGGAGTTGCCGCTGCTGCCGATCTGATCGTGGTTGCCGCTGCTGCCGATCTGAGCGTAGTTGCCGCTGCTGCCGATCTTGGCGTAGTCGCCGCTGCTGCCGATCTTGGCGTAGTTGCCGCTGCTGCCGATCTGAGCGGAGTAGCCGCTGCTGCCGATCTTGGCGTAGTTGCCGCTGCTGCCGATCTTGGCGGAGTTGCCGCTGCTGCCGATCTGAACGTAGTAGCCGCTGCTGCCGATCTTGGCGTAGTCGCCGCTGCTGCCGATCTTGGCGTAGTTGCCGCTGCTGCCGATCTGAACGTAGTCGCCGCTGCTAACGGTAGAATTTGGCGCTTTTCCAATCGTTTCTTCCTTGAGATAATCGATGCAAGCTTTGACAAATCCGGGCAAGCCGAGCTTTACGCCAATGTGAATCTTTTTCGTGGCGAATTTCCCGCCATCACCCGATACGGGCTCTTCCAAAGATTTAACTGCTGCAAAGTCGCTGACTTTTCCGCTATCATTTACAAGCGGGTAAAAATTAAGCACATCAAAAGGATTAACGCAATAATGCATCATACCTTTTTCACAAATCTCGCCGCCCTCTTCTTCATAGTCTGTGTTTTCCTGATACTGTTTCCCTTTGCAGATCATGCCGGGTTCAAAGGCTTTGTAGCCGTTCAAATTATCCATTGTTTTCCTCCATATAAACATAAGCGGTTTGAACGCCAAACTCCCGCGCGGCCTGATGGTCGTCAAAGAATACGTCGATTCGGTTTTCCTTGATCGCGCCGCCGCAGTCCTCGGCGGTGTATGTATGGCTCGTGCCGTCGGCAAAGTAGACGGTGACGGTCGCGCCGTAAGGGATGAGCGCGGGGTCAACCGCGATCGTTCGCCCCTCGGTGGCGGTTGTGCCGGTCGCCGTGATGCCGTTCGCCCACTTGCCGCAGCACTTCGCGCACGGGCAATAGGCGGTCAGACGGAACTCGCCGAGCGGTTCGCCGATGTCGATCACCGCGCTCCCCTCTGCGGGCTTGTCCTCACCGGGGAACTTGTCTTCGATGACCGGCGGCTCGCCCTTGTACGGCTGCCCGGTGGTCTTGACCGTCAGCACCGCAAAGAGGATCAGCATCGCCGCGAGGAATAGGCAGACGGCGGCGATGCGCGCCGAGGCGTCGGCCTTGCGCTGCTCGCGTGTGCGTCGGTCGCGCCTCATGCCCTTCCCTCCAGCTTGTCCAGCGCCCGCATAAACCAATGCGTCACGGTGCCGATGCCGATAAAGATAAACAGTGTGCTCATGACCTTTCTCCCTTCTTCTCGTTCGGCACAAGGCCGACAAACTCAAGGCCGCGACCGCGTGCATAAATCTCGCCCATGATCGTCCCCAGCTTTACGGGGTCAGGGGGCGTAACCCAGATAATCTTGTATTCCGGCTTTTTTCTCATTGCCTTTTCCTTTCTCCCGTGCTACAATAAGCACGGACACAATATCTTGTGGTGAGATTTGTCCCACCCGCCCCGCTCGATGCTGCAACATTGGGCGGGGCATTTTTTTACTTTTCATCGGGCTTCAAAAGCTCGTCCACCGTGCAGCCGTAAAGCGCGGCGACCTCCGGCAAGCGGCTTGCGCGGGGATGCTGCTGCCCGGTCTCCCACATATAGACCGCTGCGTCGGAGACCTTTAGTTTTTCGATCACCTGCTGGACACTCAGGCCAGCTGCTAATCGAGCGCTGCGAAAGCTCATTCGTTCACCTCCAATTTTCTTTTACTTAGTTTTCATTGACTGCGGCGTGGGGATTTGCTATACTCTCATGCAGGAGGATAGAGTGAAAAGGCACGAGGCTCCCCATATTCTCATTGAAAGGAGGGAACCATTTGCCGCGGAACTCCGTCCGGACAAGTAAGCGCGTTGCTTCCAAAGCGTCGAAAACTTTAAGCAACCGCAAGGCAAGCAAGAACACAAAAGCTCTTGCCGCGTCCGCCTTGTCCAACCGCCGGTCAAAGTGACCGGTGAGCCGTCCCGATGTTCACGCATCGGGGCGGTCTCTTTTCCCCTCGCCGCAGCCAAAAAAACTTAGCGAAAGAGTAAGAAAAACTAAGTTTCCCTTGACAAACTTGCAAACTGTGCTATTATAAAGGTGCCAACGATCATAATATTTTTTCGCAGTCCGCTAAATGTAAGGGGGCTTGGGTTTTTGTTACCCTTTATGTTCCTAATTATAACTAACAAAAACGAATTAGTCAACAATAAGTTAGTTAGTTTTTGTTAGTTCTGCGTGTTGCACAATTTTTCGGAGGGTGTATGCGCACTATTGACAAAATTAACTATTACTTACGAATAATTGGGAAAAATGGCGCCGATTTAAGCCGCGCGCTCGGCCTTTCAAACAGCATTTATAGCCAATGGAACACGGGAAAATCAAAGCCGTCGCCACAAAAACTTCCTGCGATAGCTGAATTTCTCGGCGTTTCCATTGCGGACATTCTTCCCGATGATGAAGAAGTCTTGCCGAAGGCAAAAAAAGAAAGCGCCCCCGATCCGAAGACCGAGGGCGTAAGTCCTACCGTTCAAGAGCTGTTTGATTTTATCGACACAGCGACCGACAACGAGCTGGATGAGTTGTTGCGCTATGCGCAGTTTTTGATGAGCAAGCGATGAACGATTGGTTGAAGGACGGGTTTGAGACCGGCTATATCAGTGAGGATGATTCCGCAGCTGGACAGCTCAAGAAATTAGAAGAAAAGCGCATCAATGAGCTTCGCCAATATGTTGCCTACCAACAGGCCGAGAATGACCGGAAGGAGAGACAGGCGGTCATTGATCGCCAGAAGCAGAGAAAGCACGACTTTCTCGTTGCCGGTTTCTCCAGCGTCACAAGCGTTTTGCTTACTTTGTTTGTTGAGCATTTTCATAAAGTTCTCTCCTTTGTTCTCTCGATTTTCTCCTGATCTCGCGCGCAGCAAGTAACAATGCGTTTTGCTGAGCATCGCTCATAGTGAGAATTTTTTCTTTCAGCTTTTCTCTAATCATTGTATCACATTTCGCGTAATTACACAACATCTTTCGTCCCTCCGTTTAGATCTAAGGCTATTTTTTGCTCCTCCTCCGCGAGGATGCGCTCAATCAGCGCGAGCATTTCGTCTTTCTGCTTCGGCGTTAGGAGCAGATAAAGCGCCGCCGCCGCTTGCACCTGTGCGTCCATGCTTCGACCTCCTTTTCGGTATTCATACCTATCCCCACAACAGGCGTTTGCTGCACGGCGCTGTGCAACAATTAAGAAATATTATAAAGCGGCGCGCAGCCGCAGGATCACTTTTTATTTTACTATGTGTCGATTATTGCACTTTGTGCAGCCGAAAATATAATAACAGAGGGGAGAAAGTTTATCATGATGTGTCCAAATTGCGGGAGCGAAAATGTAACGATTGAAATCCAGCAGGCTACGACCTACACGAAAAAACACGGAAACGGAATTGGCGGGCATCTGAACAATGCCGCCCGCGGCTTGACTGCGTTTTGCACTCTCGGCATGTCTAATCTTGTTTGGAAAAAGAGCAAGGGGAACGAAAAGACTGTCGTTAAAAACGAAAAGGTTTGCCTCTGCCAAAACTGCGGTTATTCCTGGACTATTAAGTAACTAAAGGCCCCGCCGCCCTCTGCAACAAACGGCGGGGCCTTTTTGCAGCCGGCGAGAAGCGGTCGTCGCTGCTTGTCTTTACCGTAGCCCACTTTGGCTTGGTAATTCAATGCCGAAGCCTTGCAATAAGGCAGCGTTCGACATGGTTCGACAAGCCCTCATCTTGCGACTTTGCGGCGCGAAAATCGGAAAAAATTAAGGTGGCGTAAATGAACATTCAAGAAGTGTGTAGAATCCGTAAAGAAGAATTGAAGCTGACCTATCAAGACATTTCAGACGATTCCGGCGTGCCGCTGTCCACCGTGCAGAACTTCTTTTCCAAGTTTTCTAAAGCTCCGTCGATCTACACCGTCGCGCCGATCTGCAAAGCGCTTGGTATATCGCTTGATGAAGCGTTCGGAATTTCCGAACACTTGACGCCGACCGAGGAAACTTTGCAAGCGCGAAATGATGAGCTGGAACGCCATGTTGACGCAAAGGCCGATACCATTGAGATCATGCGGCGCGGCGTGCATATCCGAAACGGCGTGATTGCTATAATGTTTGTCATTATCGTTCTGCTGGCTGCATGGTGCTTGTACGTTGATTGGAGAGGGATTTGATGCGAGCGGCATTGTATATCCGCGTGTCCAGCGAGGAGCAGGCGCGGCATGGCCTGTCATTACAAGAGCAGCGGGACACGCTGACAAGATATGCCAAAGCGAATAAAATGACCGTGGCAGGCATATACGAGGACGCAGGAATTTCCGCGAGAAAACCGTACAAAAAGCGCCACGCGCTCCTGCGGCTGCTGGACGATTGCAAGGCGGGGAAGGTCGACACGATTTTGTTTATCAAGCTTGACCGATGGTTCCGCAATGTCGCCGGGTACTACGACGTGCAGACGCGGCTTGACCAGTACGGTGTGACATGGCAAGCGACGGAAGAGGACTACGAGACGCGCACTGCGTCCGGGCGCTTGAAGGTAAACATCATGCTTTCCGTCGCGCAGGACGAGGCCGACCGCACAAGCGAGCGAATCAAATTTATCAACGACGGCAAGCGTGCAAAGGGCCAACCCGCAGGGTCAAAAGCCCCTTTAGGGTATATCATCAAGGACAGGCAATACCAGATTGATAACGATACAGCAGATGCCGCACGAGATATGTTTGCGGCGTATATAAAACTGCAAAGCGTGCTGGGCGTAAAGAAGTATATGCTCGAGACATGGGCCATTGACCGCGCATATACCAAGTATGTAAACTATTTTCGGAACCGGCTTTATATCGGTGAGGTGTACGGCATCGAGAACGCTTGCCCCGCCTTAATAAGCAAGCAGGATTTTGACATTGTAAATGATATCCTCCGCCAGCGGTCGCAGCGCTGCGCAGGAGTTGAGACCGATCGCGTTTATCTGTTTTCCGGCTTGCTGCATTGTAAAGAGTGTGGGAAAACGATGCAGTCGGAAACGGCAAAGCAGATTTATACCTACTACCGTTGCCGGACGCGAATGCTTGACAACTCCGCGTGCCGGCACAAAAAAAGGATTCGCGAAGACGCGCTGGAAGATTACTTATTGCATGAGCTTGAGGGAATTGCCGAGCGAAACAATCGCTATTACAAAAAGGCAGCAAAAAAGCCCACGCAAAACGCGGACGCGATACGAAAAAAAATGAGCAAGCTAAAAACGCTTTATCTTAACGATTTGATCGAGTTGGACGAATACAAGCGGGAGTATGCGAGCTTGAAAAAATCACTTGAAGCGGTAGAGGAAAAGCCGAAGACAAACCTTGATGCGCTCCGAAATGGGCTTGCTGAATATGGCACTTACTCCCGGGAAGAGAAAAAGGAATTTTGGACGCGCTTTATCCGGAGAATTGACGCAGATGACGACGGCGCGTTTTTTGTAACGCCCCGTTAGGCATATTTGACCTTGGTGTTACCAAAGGTAAATTATGCCCAAAAGAATCCCCCGCCTTACGACGGGGGTGTTCTTATTTTTCGAGCTTCCGCATCACGCTGTTGTACACGCGCTCGTTGACGATTTTAAGGCTGTCCATCAGCTCGTCCATGACCTCCCACGCTCTTGCTGGAGCCATGCCGGAGACGGCCTGCAAAAAATCGCTGTCGCCGTATCTGCCTACCGTTTCAGACGCATAGGTCTTGACCGGCGCCGGAGATGCCGAATACAACATCGGCCTTTCCGGTTCTTTGGGCGCGTTTTGATTTTGGATGATGTACAGCGCCGCCAGCTTTTGATAATTGGGCCAGCTCGATTCCTCCGTCTCAAGCCGCGATATCCACAGCCTGACCTCGTTTTCGTCTACCACGGGGTTGCACCCCCTTTATTCCTCCATCAGGCTCGCGGCACGCCGCAGCGCTTCCTTTACGCGGTCGTCGTCCGTCTCGCGCATCATGTCGTTGATCTGCTCGCGCAGGTGCTCCATGCTGTCGGCGCGGCTGTAGTGCCCGCGGACGTAATGCGTGCCGCGGCGAGCATAAGAGCTGCCCCTCCCGTAAGTGCCGCGCATATCGGCCTGCCAGTCGCCGCCGCGAGAATAATCACCGTCGCGGGAATAATCGCCATCGCGGGAATAGCGATGCGAATAGTCTCCGTCGCGAGAATAACCGTCGTCCTCCATCATCTCGATCTTGTCGATGTTCTTGATGGTGTCGGTCAGCTTGTGCGCGATCTCAAGGTCGCCCGCGCCAAGGTCGCCCTTGCGCGCCAGCTCGTCGAGTTCTTCGCAAAGCATATTGCGCAGCTCATACATTGCTTTCTTACTCATGTCCATTCTCCTTTCACGCGATTCTCTCAACCGTCAGGTTCGAGTTGGCGAAGTTGACGGCCTGAGTGCTGGTGTTTTCCATTGCGACCGTCAGGCAGCAGCCTTTCGGAACGCAGACCTGCGCGGAAACGTAAATGTTAAAGTAGTTCTCTACCGCCGCAGGCGTGACAGTCGCCGTTGCACTGGTCAGCGGCTCTCCGTTAATGGCAAGCGCCGCCGTGATGGCCTCAACCGTGCCTCCGGTAGGAATAGCGATGTTGCCGCCAAAGGAGACCCTAAACAGGGCGCGGTTTTGGCTGGTGAGGCCTCGCAGCGTGACAATGCCAGCACCCTGACGATGCACGATGCAAGGCTTGCTGTTTACCGCAGTTTCGGTCAAGGGAACGTTCTGGCCTGCGGCTACGCTAACAATATTCGCGTTTGTGTACTCTGCCAAAATAATCAGTCCTTTCATATGCCTCGAAATCGAGGCAATTAAAATACAGCGGCGAGGCAATAGCCCCGCCGCGTTGGTGTCAGTATCGGCACGGGGCCGAACATTTTGTTGACGTCAACAAAACATCGCCAACAAAAAGCTATGCTATGCAGTTGTCAGCAGCCGCAACAGGCAAACTGGTTGCAGCAATAGGGGTTCTGCACCGTGTAGGCCGGAATGGGAGAGGGGCGCAGCTGCGAGACCAGATAGCTGTTCTGCGCCGCCTGACTTGCCGCCAGCTTCAAGCCCTGGTTCTCAGCCTGGAGGTCAGAGAGCTTGCTCTGCGTCAGGAAGTCGAGGATAGCGCGGCTGTTCTGGTTGTTCGCGTCAATGATGTCGCGCGTCGCGTTCTGCACGGTGTTGCGCGTGTCACACGCCTGCGCCGCCATGTCGTAGCGCACCTGCGCGATAGCCGCGCGATTCTCGCAGCAGCAATTTGCGGCCTGCATCTGCATGGCGTTGAGCTGCTGCATCAGCGCCGCCTGCTGGTTGCTGCGGGAAAGCTCGGCATTGCCGAAGCCGGTGTTGATGGCCTGTGTGGTCGTAGCAAAGCCACCAGTAATGGCATTGTTCAACGCGAAGGTGGAATCGCAAATGCCATTCGAAATGCTGTCGAGCTTGCGCTCAACGCTCGCAAAGTCAGAGGTCAGAACGTAGCCGTCCATCACACCGCCGCCGTTACCGTTGCCAAATCCGTTGCGGCCCCAGCCGAAGAGGAAAAGAACGATAATCCAGATCCAGCTGTCGCCCCACATACCCATACCGCCGCCGTAATTGTTCGCGGGGGCGACCGGCATAGTCATCATGGGAGTACCATCAGAAAGAGACATGTTATCTCTCCTTTCAATAAGTTTTTATTTACAACTTTCTGGCCAGAAAATGTTGTATCAATGTTGAAAATATGGTATAATTGATATGCACGGATAGGGTAGCTCCCGACAAGCCGAAAGTCCTATCGGTTTCCGTGCAATACAAAATTTAGGACTGCACGAAAGGACAGTGCTATGGATAACCAATGGGTAGAAATTCCAGAAACAGACGGAATGTATTTTGCGTCAAAAACCGGTGAGATTAAGTCTGCGGATAGATTTAGGCCTTATATATCTCACGGGAAAAAAGGTGTTTACGTGAGAAAAGGCAAGGTTTTGAAGCAGACTTTGAATACGTATGGGTACCCCGTTGTTTCAATTCATGTTCCGGGGAAAATGCAAAAAGTTGTTCCTGTGCACAAACTTATTGCAACAACTTTCATTGAAAATCCAAATAACGAACCGCAAATTAACCATATTGACGGGAATAAAAAGAACAATTGCGTTGAAAACCTTGAGTGGTGCTCGGTAAAAGAAAATTTGCGCCACGCATATCGAATTGGGCTAAACCACGGAGGGAAGCCGTGGAAAGGCAAATTTGGTAAAAATCATATTCAGTCAAAACCGGTTATAATGCTGTCAAAAGACGGAATTGAACTTGCCAGATTTGTAAGTATGACTGCGGCAGAACAATCTATAAATGGCGCAACAGTTACTCATATTTCACAATGTTTGCGAGGGAAAAGGCTTACGTCCGGAGGGTTCTTTTGGAAGAGAGCAGAGGGTTAACGCCCTCTGCTTTTCAATGGAATAAATGCTCAAACTGCTTCGCCATTGTTTGCAGTTGATTTAACTCCTGTTGGCTCATAGCGCCAGATTGCAAGAGCTTATTGACTTCTTCTTTTGGGTTTCCCTGAAAGCCGCTTTGGAACTGTTGGAATTTCTGCTTGAGCTGCATCAGCTCACCCATTGGGCCCGGCATCTGCCCGCCGCCCAGCGCGGCCATAAACGGATTAGTCATCGTCTTCGTCCTCCTCAACCTTACGCTTCTTCTTGCCCTTTAATTCGCCCACAAGCGACGCCAGTGCGTCAAACTCCTTGCGGGTAACAAATTCCACGCCTTTTTCCTGCGGCGCTGTACGGGGCGTTTCTGCGCGTTCTACGAGGTCGTAAATCTTGAGCGTCGGCTTGCCGCTTGCGTCGGACTGTTTGAGGTACACGGTGGGAGCGGTGGAATCCCACAACGCTACGGCGGAGTTGGGCGCGATCAGGTAGCCTCTCGCCTCCTGCTCGCTGCTCACCCACTGCACACCGCCGGTCGCGACAGGATTCTGCGGCACGGGAGGCGGAGCGGGCTGCATCATCTGCTGCTGCCGCATCTGCATGAGGTTGTCCGGCATCGGCTGTGGATAATAAGGGTTTTGATAGTACGGATTAAAAGCCATGTCATTCAGTCTCCTTTACCCAAAAATAAATCACAGTCTCATTGCTGCTGTCCCACGAATCAAAGATCGTCCCGTCCTGCACACACACTACATGACCGGACAGGGCTAAAATGTATGTGCCTGCCGGATGCTCGTCCGCAAACTGCCCGACGGTGTAACACAGCGGACAGGAGTCCGGCACGATGTAGCGCCGATAGCCGAGGGAGTGCAGATACGCGCCCCAAGTCGCATTGGCCGACGGCATATCACCGTCTAAGTAGCCTTGTATGGCGAGCGCGAGATACGTTTCGCCCCAGTCTTTTCCGGTCGCTTTGGAGATCGCCCGAACGGTGCAGTCCCCCACGTTCTTGCCATAAGGCGACGGATTATAATAGCTATACATGCAGCAGCTCCGCAAAATAAACATAGGTGCGCAGCTCGTCCGGCTCGGGGAACAGCACCAAAATATCCCTTGCCATCTGCTCGGTGAATCCCAATGCCAAAAGCCGGTCGTACATACAGCGCACCTCCTTTTCTTCCTCTATGGTACAAGAAAACCCCTTTTCCAAAGTGCCGGGAAAGGGGATGAAAAGTGTACGGCGAAATTCGTCGAACGATTGCGCTTGCAAATTCTGACGGGATATGCTAATTTTTTGTCACGACGTACTCCATGCGTCATTCATACCCCCCCCATAAAGGAAAAGAGCCTCACCGTTTGGTGAAGCTCTTTTCCTATTCAAAGACTTCCGATGCGATTTTGCGGTACGCCTTTCGGCGATACTTTTTGACCGTATCCGGCGACAGGTTCATTTCAAATGCCACCTGTACGCAGGAGCGGCCCCGCACGTCGCACTCGACGAGGCACGCCATTTCGTCGGGCGGAAGCTCAAAGGACCGAATGTATGCCACGGCCCGCCGCGGGGCCATAGAGGATAATTTTGCCCGGATCGCTCGGTGCTGCTTGTCCATGCTGTGCGCCGGGGCTTGCAGAGCGCTCACGCGAGGGGAGGCACGCCTCCCGCCCGTTTTCCTTTCGTTATTTTAGAATTTTTTCGAGGTATGTGTAAACATATTCCCCCCACGCCTTCTGCGTCGCGGGGCCGAATGAACCATCCACATCCAGCTCGTACCCACAGGCATTGAGAAATTCCTGCATTTTTTTGACTTCCTTGCCCTTATCCCCACGCGTGAGCACGGTCTTGTCCGCGGGGTATTTTGGCACGCCGAAGCCGCAGATATATCGTCCGTTGATCTCCAGCGTCCGGTAGCCGCACTCATGCTTGCTGCCCTTGTTCCCCTCGAACACCGTGATTTTCTGCCCGTCGCAGGCGGTCACGATGCCCGTGTGGTTCGGGGCGCCGGTGCAGTCCGTGAGGGCGTAGTCCTTGCGGTCGTTCCAGCAGTAAAACACTTGCTCGCCGACCGTGGGGACGTGCGTGTCGTCCTCGATCCATTGGCCGCGCGCCTGATACCACCGCATCTGCTCGCCGCAGCTGCACTCGATGGGGATGACCTCTGCCAGACCGCAGAGGATCGCCGCCGCGGACACCATCGCCGCGCAGTAGTCGTCGGTGTAGGTCAGTTTGTAGCCGCGCGGATGCGGTAAGTAGCTGTTGTAGGCGTCTACGATCTGCTTATGCACCGCATCGCCGCGCACAGAGCCCTCCCACGCGGTTAGGGTCTCAAGAAACCTCTTCATTTTTCTTCTTTTCGGTCTGCGTACCGAAGTAGAAGGCGATAATGGTCGTGAAGATCGTCAGAAACTCCGTCCCGCTGATGCTGCCGCGCAGGGCAAGAACCGAAAAAACCGCCGTGAGCACGATGGTCACGATGCTCTTGACCGTGAGCAGATTGGCAAGTCGATTTTGCATTTTTGAGCCTCCTTTACTACAAAAACCGCACGGCATAGAACTGCCGCGTCTGTGTGTTGATTTTGTTACACGCGCCGTTGATGGCGGCGACGTGCCCGCCGTCTAACATGACGGCGTATTCCAGTTTGAGCTTGTCCCGACAAAAGGCGTTGACCTGCTGCGCGGTCATGCTGCGGCAGTACACGCCATAAAGCAGCCCGCCCTTGTAGCCGAGGACGGTGTGGTTGGTCTTGCGCAGCACGTCGCTGAACGCCCCTGTGAAGCCCTCTGCGGCAGGGTTATAATTGCCGAGCAGGCCCATGCCCCCGACCGCCCACACGACGTTGCCCAGCGCCGCCGCCGAGGAGACGCGGGCAATGCGCACCGCGCCGCCCGGAATCTTGTAGAGCACGCTCTCGGGGCGAGGATAATGACAGCTCCAGTTGCGCACCACCCTGCCGCCGCGCACCAGGATGGAGCAGGGCTGACCCTGCCAGCTAAAGCTCCCCGAGATGGCGTTTTTCGGCAGCGGCCCGCTCATGTTGACGGGCTCGATGTCCCGCGCGATGAGCATCGGCTGTCCATACAGCTCAACGTTGAGCGGGAAGCAGTCTGCGCCGAGCTTGGCCGCGATGTCGCTCAAGGTCTGGTTGCCGATCCAGCCGTTTTCCAGCGCCCCGACGGAGCGCTGGATGGCCTTTATCATGCGGATTTCCTCCGAGGTGGAGCCTTTGATGTCTCTCATGATATCACCTCCCACTCGTCGATCTCGCTTTTGATGCGGTCAATAAAGCTGTTGCCGCCGAGGGCCTTGTAGCCCCGATAGAGATAGAGAAAATCCTCCAGCTCGTACTGCCGGATGGTGTGGCCCTCCCTGTGGCGGTAGTATGTGTGCAGCATGTTGTGCCGGAGCTGGCACTTGAGCGCGTCGATCAGCTTGTCCAGCCCCAGAAGCTTGTTGCGGATGGGCTTGATGAGCATGGCCAGCGCCGCGAGGATGACCGTGATCTCCGAGCAGATGGAGGCCGCGGATGCTAAGTTACCCATTGGCGTACTCTCTCTTTCGTTCAGGATCGGCCGGAGTTGCCTCCGGCCCTGCTCACTTGTTCAGCTCCGCGAGCTTCGCTGCAATATCGTCCGGGATGTGGCACTTCTCTTTCTTGACGCAGTAGCCGTTCTCATCGTAGGTGAGCTTGTACTGCGGCAGGACGTAGATCTCCGTGCCGGCGCGGGAAAGGTCGCGCGCCATAACGGGCTGCACGATGCTGTTCTTGACACCCGAGGTTTCGCTCAGGCCCGCGGGGGTATCGGTGACTTCGATGGGCTTGCCGTCAGAGGCGATACGAGTAGTAGTCATAGTTTTGTTCTCCTTTTCTTTGTTCAAAATTTATTTATCATCGGCGTATTTTTCGCCGGTGATCTCTTCGTAGTCCCGCGCGCTGAGGATGCCCTTTTTTACGGCGCTGCGCACCATGCCGGCAGTCCACAGTCCTTGCGCGTACCATCTTGCGATTTTTTCTTTCATCTCAGCCCTCCATCAGCGTGTCGGTCATCATGGCCGTGTAGGTGGTCTGCGCCTCAATGCGGTCGAGCTGGGTCGGGGCAGGCTCGGGCTTTCCGTCGTCCTCGATAATGTATTCGCCGTTGTAAGCTTCGGCTTTGGCGATTTGCTCGTTGGCCGCTGACCATCCGAGGGTGACGTCAGAGAGCACCTGCTCAATCTGCGGCTCATCCTCCGTGCCGCGGTTGACTTCGGTGCAAAGCTGATATTTGATGATTTTCATGGCGTCTCCTCCTTAGTCGGTCGTCTTCGTGTACTTAATTGTCGCTTTCACTGTTTGATTAGAAAGGTCACCAGTAACATAAATCTGTATATAGGTTCCATCAGCTGATATATAATAACTGGTTCCTACTGCATAGGGCAAAGTGTTGCCATTGCTCATTTCGCCATAAACATGTATCGGTTTGCAGTTTGCAATTCCGTGAGCTATATTTTTTAATCCGCTTGCTGGTAGATTTCCACAGTCGACTACCTTAACATACACCGGCTTGCCGAGATACCTTTCTGTGGTGCGGTACTCGACGCCGAGCTGCATGGGTGGGTTAACCCATTCCCACGGGTATATTTGTGCCCCAGCGTTTAGGCCATACACTGTACGCCTTAAAACAGTACCGTGAAAGGCGCTATCTGTAGGGTCATAGGCTTCCTGCATACAAGTATTCCCTGCCGCAGATACGCGAATAAGGACAGCCCAAGGTGTTAACGCGGTCGGAAGCGTTCCTTGAGGTGGATTGTTTCTGTCGTATTGAAACCAGCCGCTTTTCATCAGAGCGTCAAGATTATCAGCAGGTGTTAGCAGCGCTGCTGAACCTCCGAGCCCGAATCCATCCGGCGCGGCAGCGATATTAGCCCGTGCCTGCTGCTTCTGCGCGTCGGTGAGGGGCTGCGCCGCGTCGTAGCGGACGAAGTTGCTGGAACCGCCCACGGGGCCTTCCGGGCCTTGGAGGTTGCCGACATAACGCCAGTTGGAGATCGTTGGGTCATACATGTAAAACGCATACGGCGGCTCTGTGCCAACACCATAGGTGTCACCGGTCTCGGGAGACGGGACGGCTGCATTTAGTGCGGAAAGTGTTTCGTAGTAGCCAAGTACCATAAAGTTCTTTCCATCCGCGCCGTCGGCTCCCTTGGCTCCCCTCTTTCCCGCGGGCCCCTGCGGCCCTTTGATTGCGGTCAGAGACGTTAGCGTAAAAACGTAGACCCAATTCTCGGAGCCCTTGAGGTAGACTTTGCCGTAGTCCTCCGAGGAGGTATCGGTCGTCAGAATCAGAACAAACTGACCCCGTGTGACATCCGTGCTGGAGAAATCATCATTCATGGCTGAGACGCTGTCGTATTCCTTGGTGATGCCGATCGGCACACCCGCCGAGGCAAGCAGCGCGTCGATCTCCTCGCCGGAGTATTGGGAAACATAATAATCATCAGGCATAAAATCCCTCCTTAAACGATCATTCTCCGCCCGAGGGAATCGAGCAGGCCAAGGTTGTTGTTGGTCACGAGCGGGCCGGACTGAAGCTTTTTTTTCTTGCGGTAGTAGATGATGATGCAGCCGGGCTTGCCTGCGCCGCCTGCGCCCGCAGAGCCGCCGGTCGCCCATGCTCCGCCCGTTTCTGTTTTCGGATTTTTGCCGGATGGCGAAAACGACATGCTGAGCGTACCGACTGCACCGGCACCACCGCCGCCGTGACCGCCGTCTCCGCCGTCGCCATAGTTTTCGCCGTCATTCCCGTTGGCTCCGTTTGCGCCTTTGCCAGCGCCTGAACAGTTGCCGCTAAGCGTAACAACGCTTTGAGAGGGATCATTCGAATCGAACTCGCCGTATAGGTTGATATAGACTTCTCCTGCCGAAGTCGCGCCGTTTGCTCCTTGTGCAGCACCGCCGCCGCCCCATCCGTTTGCCGTTACAGTTCCCGATGTCCCGTACTTGGTTTGGCTTACCGTTTTGCTGTTGATCCCGTAGCCTCCGAGATAATCGCCGACTGCTTGACCGTTATTTCCGGGGGAACCTCCGTTTCCGCCCTTTATACCGTTCGCGCCTTTTCGACCGAAAAAAGTTTGAGTCACCAAATCATAATAGCCATCGGCTGAGGTTTCACCGGACGCGCTTGACAGTTCCCCAAATGTGCTGTTTCCGGCAGGCTGTGCCGCCGCATATTGGAATTTTTGCCCGGTTATTACATTTAGCGATGCGATTAAAATTTTTCCGCCGGAGCCACCCTCGCCGCCTTCGCCGCCTTGACCGGCGGACGAGCCGGAATAGGAACCGGATGACCCGCTTTTGGACTGCGAAGAAATGCCTGCCGAGCTGCCTGCGCTTCCGCTTGCGCCCGTTTCGCCGCCGCCAATAACCACAACACGAATTTCACCGTCTATTACTGATTCCCACTCGCCGGAGCCGGTGAGCAGCACGCGCTCGTCGTAGTATTCCGTGGTTTCCGGCTGCGGGGGCAGAAAGCCGACGAGCGCCGCCATTTCGCTCTTGAGTGTGCCGCTCATGGTCGTGTCAAGGCTCACGATGCACGCAGAAACCATCTGCTTATCGTAGGGGTGATAGACGCTGACCACATGCCCGGGCTTCTCCTGCCCGCTTACAATGCCGTTGGTGATGGTCTCTCGGCACTTATAATAGTCTGCCAGCCTTTTGGCGACAGCGGAGGAATTGACAAGGGAGACGAGCGTGGCGTCCGTGACGGACTTGACGTTTTCCGCCGCGTTCTCTGTGACGGTTTGCGTCACAAGACGCGTGTTGTGGATGTATGTCTTGCCTTTGAGCGATCCGGAGCCGGCGGAGATTTTAGCGTAGTTTGCGCCACTCTCCAAAATGGTGAAGCCTGTCGCTGTGAGTGAGTGCATCGGTTCGGAGAAGGTGATGATATCGCCCTGCTGAGATGTGCCGGAAAACAGCTCCTTTTCGTCGGTTCCCGCGATGTACTGATGCTCCGTGACGGTAACGGCGGAGATGGGGTCGCTATAGCTCACTTTCCCACCGCTGGCATACATTCGGTTGCTGCCAATTGTGGACGAGGCACCATCCCATAACGCATCAATGTGCAAAACGCCGTTTAAATCGGTCGTCAAATACGCGCCGATAGCAAACAGCACTTGCACAAGGTTGTCTCTTGCGCTTTTCCCCCGCCTATCTGCTTTTGGCTGGCAATACGGTAGCCATCCATATAGCTTGGTGTTGGCAAATACGCTTTTTACAACAACAGGGACGTTCCCGCAGATTTCTTTAACGACCTCTGCCACAGTTTGCCCAGTATAGATGCCGCCTTTGTGCGCCATTGCCGCCAAAAGCCCGACCGCAGACCACGCAACGAGCCGATATGAGGTTGCGCCGGTGCGTGTAATTGATCGGAGATAATAGGTCTGCATGGATGCGTCGGAATCACTTTCCCAAACTCGGATCGGGTCGTTCTTGGCAAATGCCATAATGGTCGGATCATTGCATCGGACGACCGCAGTCAGCGTATCCGCCGAAATGCTTTCGCAGCTTAGCGATTGTTCGCGCGTCGGCTTGGCACTTTCGGTTTGTGAAAAAAGAAATGTCCAGTTTTTATAGGTGATCTTCATGCTCACTTCTCCGTCAACACGAGCACCATGCCCGTCCAGTATTCCGCCGCGTTTGTCCCCTGCCCCCGATCTACGCTTTCGGGCGGTTCGCAAGTCATTGCAGCCGTGCGGTAATCTCCCGTTTTAGGATCAAAAAAGTAGACGTTGAGCGTCCCGCTATAAAGCTGGGTCAGCAACGCATTTAGCTGCGTTTCGGTCAGCGGCATGCAGGTGCAGGTGATGACTGCTTTAATTGCCAAAATGTCTTCGGTAAAGCTCCCATCGAGCATATAGCCCTCGTTCGGCCCTTTGATCTTTTTGTGCGTAACCTTATAGCCAACCGGAGTAAAGTACGCAGTGAAGTCAACGTTATTGATCTTGATCGTTTTTCTCATGCTCCACTCCTCACCGCTTCTGCTTCATTGTAAGGCACCATTTTCCGAGCCAGCACGGTGCCGTCTAGTTCAGCCGTCAGGTTGATAATGATCTGGCCTTCTTTTCCTGCTGCCATAGAGCCAATCCCGGACGCGATAGAGTTTCCAATAGCCGCAGCGCCAGAAGCCCCAAAATCAATAGATGCGGTTCCAAAATCAAGGTTTTTCGAAATGTCGCGCTTAATGGAACCGAACTCGCTGTCCCATCCTTCTCCGAGACCCAACGCCATGTTTTCGCCGATTCCAGCAAATACGCGAGACGGCGAGTGGATGCCGAGCGTCGATTTTACGCCGTCTACAATACCGTCAAAAAAGCCTTCGACCATGCTTTTAAGCCAGTCGCCCATCCTTTTAATGCCATCCCAAATGCCTTGGACAAGAGATACGCCGATTTCGATTGCCGCTTCTCCGATATAGCTAAGAGACTGGATAAATGCAGATGCAAGATTTTTGACAATCTTGGGTGCTTCCGCCAAAAGAGTGGGCAGATTATCAACAAGCCCCTCAACAAGCGCGACGATAAACAGCGTACTTGCTTCAACAAGCGCAACAAGCGTGTCTGGTTGTGTCAACACTTCCGCAATCTGTGCCACGCAATCTGCTAACTGCGGCGCAATTTCCGGCATAGCCGATGCAATTCCTTGCACCAATGCAATCAGCATTTGGACGCCTACGTCTAATAGCTGGGGTATAATTGACAGAATCGCTCCGGTGATTTGCGGTGCCATATCAGCAAGCGCCGAAACGATTCCTGGTGCTGCGTCTACCACGCCTTGCACTAATGCTGTGGCAGCATCTACAAGCGACGGCAAAACAGAGCTTACGAGCGACGGTAATTGCTCAGAAATAACCGGAGCAAGCTTGACAATAAGATCGCCAAATCCCGTGAAAATCTTTTCAATGCGCGGGATAATGTTTTCTGCGGCCTTGCTGACCGAATAGGTAAAGTTTTCGATCAACTTGTCAAGGTCCGCGTTATCGTCTGAAATTCCGGTCACAAGGTTTGACCAAGCGGATTTCATCATGTTAACGCTGCCTTCGATGGTGCTGGCTGCTTCTTCCGCGGTTGTGCCCGTAATGCCCATTTGATCCTGTATTACATGGATCGCCTCAATTATCTTATCAAACGATACGCTGTTGACCGTGTCCGCTGTAACTTCAACGGTGTCGCCCAACACCCCGGAATCGTTAATAAGGCGTGCCATCTCGGACGCCGTGCCGCCATAGCCAAGCTTGAGGTTATCAAGCATGGTATAGTTCTGCTTGGCAAAACCCTGATAGGCATTTTGGATCATTTCCATACTTGTGCCCATCTTGTTGGCATTATCTGCCATGTCAATGACGGCCTGATTGGCGACCTCTGCCGCCTTTTCCGTGTCTCCGCCAAGACCTTGCAGCAAGGACGCCGAAAAAGATGTAACGGTATCCATGTACTCGTTGGCAGACAATCCGGCGGTTTCGTAGGCGCGATTTGCGTACTCTATCACTTGATCGGCGGACTGCTTGAACAGCGTTTCCACGCCGCCGACAAGCTGTTCATATTCCGCGTAACCGTCCAAAGATTGTTTTGTTAAGAGGGACACGGCCCCGGCAGCGGCGGCAACTGCCGCCGTGCCGATTTTTGCCGCCGTTTTCAGCCCGCTTCCAATTTTTGACGCAATCCCGCCCAAATTGGAGCTTGCTTGATCGTCTACGCTGATTTTGACAAATAAATCAAGTAGATTCATGTTTCACCTCCAATCCGCACCGCGCGACTATATCGGCGGTGATTTCCTCGCACGTCCGGTTGTCCTGCTTCTTCGGCTCGACCACATCAATGTACCTTGCCTTGATGTAGTCCCCGCCCACGGATTGCGCTGTGTTTTTAGCCACAAAGCGCAGCGCGTCGGTCACATAGATGCGGTACGCCTCGGTTTTCGCTCTCTCATTGAGCCGCGCCACACAGTACCGCAGGAACGGCTTTATTTGTTTTCGACCTCGGTATTCTCCTGCGCAGAGCCAGAGGAGTTCCCGCTCTGCGCCGAGAGAAAAAGCGCGTCGAATGCTTCATCGGTCAAAAGTTCCGTCGCGTCGCGCATCAGCTTGACGAGGTTCAGCGCGCCCTTGTAGCTCTCCGCGCTCACGCCCTCAATAGAGGCAAGAATTGCGATGATGTCGCCTTTGTGACCCTTGAGCAACGCAGGGAGCGCTTTGCGCGCCCGCTGCGTTGCAAACTGCTTCACCGTCATGCCCTCCGGCAGCTTTTCCCGTCGGAACATCGCGGAAGCCTGTTCGTCCTCCGCAATGTTGGCAATGGGGTCGATGATATTCGCGATGACGTCAAAGACGCGCTCGCCCTGAATGTCGGAAAGTCTCATTTACGCCTCCGCCGTGCCGGCCTTGATGTAAATTTCAAAGGGAACGGTGTCCTGTGCGCTCATGGAATAGTGGCCGGTAAACTCGAACGCAAACTGACCCTTGGACTTGTCCGCCGTCTTGAGCTGGAAGCCGCCCGTGGAAAGCGCGTTGAGCATGTGGATAGCGATAAAGCCGCCGTTGGTTTCGCCGTTCTTGTCGGAGTAATCGCCCACAAGCCAAATATCATCAAAGTCCGCGTCCTTGAGGTCGTTGCGCGGCGTGACCTTGGTCGTGTCGGTCGTTCCGATGTCCGCCGCGCCGCACAGCCGCTTTGCAATGGCGGTATCGGCATTGACAAACGTACCGGTCATCTTGACCTCCCACGAATCGAGCTTTTTCAGCTCCTTCATGTTCTTGGGGCAGTTGTCGATATCCGCGCCCATGTCCGAATAGGCCGGCGTAGCGGTAAAATTGACGCCGCCGGTCGTTGCGCCGATCTGGCCCGCTTCGCCGATGGTGCCAGTCGAAGGCGTGAAGTCGGTCGTCAGAATACCGGCGTTGATCTGAAGCTTCTGAAGCGCATCAGATGGAATCTTGGTAAATTTCATGTCGTTGTCCTTTCATCAGTTTTGCGACAGGAACTCAACCGTAATGTTGAGATACCGCCGCTTGATGTTTTTATCGCTTTCGTCCGCGATGTTCTGGCACCACGGGGAGCCGCGCTTGATCCACATCGCGCCGCCGTCGTACGGCACCATGCACCCGCCCATGCCGATGGTGTCGGCGATCTCCTGCGCCTTTGCGTTCGGCACCGCCTCGCTCTCGGTGTAATACCAGAGATTGACCGTCAGCGCGATTTCACCGCTCTCCCATGATCCGGTGATCAGCTCATAGGTCAGCCACGGGAAAACCGCATCTTCCGGCACGTTGGAGGTCGGATAGGCCGGTAGGAATTGAGAAAACCACGCATGGAGCGCCTTGTCCTTTGTCATTTCGGCAGCTCCTTTCGCTCCGCGGTGAAAAATTTCAGCGCCCGGATCGTCGGGCCTGCCGACCGAGGCGCATCCCGTTCTTCCGGATTTGAGGTCACGCGGTAGGTGTTGCCGGTGGACGTGTCGCGGAAATAGTCGTTATACTCGATGGGAACGCTCTGATTAACCAGCGCGGAATACACCGAGGTCACACCCTCTTTTTCGGCTCTGCGGGCCTCCATCGAGGTGTCGAGCGCCTGGTAGTTGAGAAATTCCGCGCCCTCGGCCCATGCGACGATGTAGCCGCCTGCGCCGTCCGGCGTTCGCGTCTTTTCCATCAGCACGCATTTGCTTGCAAAATCGTCGAGCAAACTCACGGTTCCACCCCCTTGAGCTTCCGCCAGTCGTTTAACCGACCTCTAAAAGCGTCCTGCCAGCCGTTTAACGAGCCGCTGTCGTTTCCTGCGCTGCGTTTGGTGTAGGAGTAGCCCCCGAAGCTCTCGCTTTGATACGGGCTTGCAACGGCCTCTCCGTTCTTCTCCTGCCACGCCTCGATCTCAACCGAAAGATCGATTACAATTTTCGGCACGGCAAGCGCCCACACAGAGCCGGTAAACGTCTCGTCCGTTAAATCGACCGCCGGATATTGATGCAGACCATCGTTAAACACAGAGCCGCAGATGCGGAAATATTGATTGGTCAGGAGAAAGGGCAGCGTAATGCTGCCATTCTCCACGGTGAACGTGCCCTCGTGGATTTCCACAAGGAACCAGTTGTTCAAGTGCCGTAAGACCTGTTCAAGCATTACGCCGCCCTCCTTATCACTTTGCGGTCACGCTTGCGTTGCCGCTCTTGAGCGCGTGGTAGTTGCCGTCGCACTCGACCACGGTCACGGTCTGCCCGGTCGCAATGGTCAGGTCGCTCTTGCCATCCCAATCGTTCCAACCGGCGACGTTATCGCCGTAAGCGACGGTCGAAGCAGAGGCACCGGACGTGTACTTATACTTGTTGCCTGCAGCGGCCTTTGCCGGAGACACGGTCAGCTTGGTATCGCCGCTCTTGGAGCCTGCGGCAGAGGTGACCGTCAAAGAGCCGAGCGTGCCGTTGTCGATGGTGCCAACGACCACGCCGTCAATGCGCTCGGCAAACAGCTCCATGCCGTTGATGACAGTGTCCGACGCGGTCATGTTGGTGTAATCAGGCTCCTCGTGGATGCCGATGTAGCCGGTCGCGTCGGTGGTAAAGGTGAAGACCTCCTGCAGATCCGCGCCGTTGACGGGGATGTAGTAGAGGACGATGTTGTCTTTCGCCGTGGCGTAAATCTTGCCCTTGGGGACGCTGGCGTTCATGATGAGCGTGCCGAGACCGAGGAAGTTCTCGACGTAGCTCATGCCGAACGCGGTCTGCACGGTGATGTTGGCCGTGGACAGGTAGTCCGCAACGTCCAGCGGATTCATGAAGTAGACCGCGCCGATCTCGTCATCCTCGAAAAGGACCTGCAGATTGCCCCACGCCTGCGCAAGAACAGTTTGGAAGTTCTTGCCGCTCACCGCGCCGGTGCCGGTCGAGAGGAAGTCAAAGAAGCTCTTGCGAATGCCCTTCTGCACATCCTTGAGCATCTCGTCGGTGGTCATCTCCACCGCCTGATCGTAGCCGCGGTCGGTGATCGCCTCGGCAGAGGTAGCCTTGCGCCACTTCTTGAGCGTGATTTCTTTGTAGTTCACGGCCTCTGTCTTGTAGTGGGAGAGGGGGATAGTGTCACCCTCGGCCACAACGCCGCTCTCGAGCGTGCCGGTCGCCTTGTAGCTCTTGAGCACAGTACCGGCCTGCTTGGCAATCTTGCGGGTCACACCGAGCGCTTCCATCAGTTTCTTGATGGAGTAGCCGAACATTTCGGTAAATTCGATCTCGCGCACGCGGGCGAGGTCATTTTTCTTGATCAGATTGGTTTCAGCAGCCATAATTAGCCTCCGTTCTTATTTTCAAAAAGATTGATGTTTGCAGCGATCGCCGCGCGGCGCTCCGATCTGTCTTTAATCTCCATGATCTGGTCTTTAGTCATTGCGCCGCCGCCGGTATTCGCCGGGGGATTGGCGGGATTCGCGCCCTTGAGCTGCGTGTTGGAGACAAGCCCCTTGTAGGTGCCGTCTACGAGTGCATCAAGGCTCTTGGTGTCCTTGATCTTCTCGCCGTCCAGCTCCAATGCGGCCATTTCCTCGCCGCAGCCGCGCATCGCAAGGTCGAGATTCGCGCCGGTGATGTTTTTGCTCTCAAAGTAAGCCCGGACGGCCTTTTCCTTCGCCGCCTTGCTTTCCCTTGCCGTGATGTCGGTCTTAAAGGCTTCAAAGGCCGAGTGTTCCTTCTCGTACTTTTCCTTATAGCCACCGTCACCCGCTGCCTTGAGGTCGTCCAACTGCTTCTGGACACAGGGCAGTTTCTCCGCGTCCGCCTTATACTTTGTGAGATCGTCCTTGAGGGGGTCAACCACGCCCAGATGCAGCGCAACCAAGCGATTTTCGATCTCTTCGGTGCAAGCTTCGCCGAGAATATTTCTAATTTCCGCTCTCGTAAATTTCGCCATGTTATTCGTTCTCCTTTTCCTTGGCCCCAATTCTTCGGGGGCGAACGTTGTATAAAAACCGCTGTACCTTGCGGGTTTTACCTAAAACAAAAGAGCCAACCTGTAAGAAATCCTTACAAGCTGGCTCCTATTGCCCTTTCCCGCGCCCTATCGCGCGGAAGTGCTGTATTTGATTGTTTTCTTGACCTCTAAGACAATGTACCCGTCGCCTTTTCGTCGTATTTCAGCATCGTTGCCGCGCTTGATAATGGCTTCAATGGCCTTGATGGTTTCATTATCCATTTTTCAGCTCGCTTTCCAGAATGTCCCGATACTGTGCGGCGTGGTCGGCGGCAGCGGGCTTCAAAAACGGCTGTGCCTTGTTGCCGCGCGTGTAATGCCAATTGCCCTTTGCGTCTTGATACACCCACGGTGTAGGCCGTCCTCCGCCGCCTTCGGCGTAAATGCCCGTGCCAAGCTCAACGGAAGGCGCGTAAGAATTGTCCGTCCCGATGATTACCGCCAGTTCCTGCTCGTCTACCACATGAGTATTGCTGTTTCGCAGAATTCCGGTATCCACGGGGCACAGCTTTTTTGCATATCCCTCTGCCACCAGCCCGCACTTTTCAAGCCCCCGCAGCAGCGCCGCCTTGATTTCGGCGGAAACCTCAGCACTGTGGTCTTGAACTTCAATGTTCATTTTTGAGCACCTTTAAGCATCTTTCCCATTCATCGTGCTTCCCCGATGTCGGCTTCTGCTCAATCAAAACAAGGATAAGAATATTCCATTGCTTTATATGATCTTCATGCGTGGCATTGCTTTCAAGAAAAGCTAATGTTTGCTTCATTGGATAAAGTTCCGCCCTTGCAATGAACGATTCCGCAAACGCACGAGCGCAGCCGCGCCTTTCGCACTCGGCATACACTTTTCCCATGCGATTCTCTTCTTGTGCTTTAAGCTTTTCTCTTATCCCTTGAATATTACTCATCATCCATCACCATTTTTATGTAATAGCGGTACTCTCCCATAATTTCTTCTTCGCGGACTTCCTTGATTGTAAATGTTGCCCCGCGTTTTAACAAAAACTCATATTCTGTGTCTTGGAATTGTCCAGCCAACTGATTGACATACGCCCCGCGTCCTACGCCAGCCGGGATTTCAATGTCAAATATCGTCGGCTTTGCAGTAGCAACGCCATTTCCTTGAACAACAGTTGTGCTTGAATATGCGCTTTCGCGGAATTTTTTGCCTACAAGTTCACTCAAGCTCTCTTTCACATCGTTGTCTTCTACAAGCCTGTCAAGAACATCATTCATTACACCGCGCTGAACGCGAATATTCTCTTTTAGCTCATATCTACTTATAGCGCTATCCAAACCTTTGATTTGCTGTTCGACAAATGCGCTATTGATGTTCTCCCAATCACCCGTTTTTCGCAAATATGCGTTTATGTCGTAGTAACCGCCGCCGGTATAGTCCCCAATAGCATAATCTTCGGCCTCTGACAAAGATTTTTGCCATTGTGCGTGCTTGCTTCTTTTCTTTGCGAGCAGTCCTCTTTCTTCCCCATCGTAATAGAAAAAGTCATTTGCCGCATCGCCCGTGTCAAACTGCCTATACTCCGCAGGCTCTGTTTTTTCTTTAATTATAGCAGATTTTCCCGCATTTACAACTTGCGCTGTGTCTTTTTTCCACCCCACCCATTCCGCATAGGTCATGTTCGAGACAACCTCTGTTTGCCCCGTATCGGCGTTTCTGGCGCGTCTCTGCGCAGTAGAGGTATCTACGCCCTCCACGGCGGCGATCAGCGTGCAGCGGCAGTTATATATCTCCCACGGTGGCCCTTGCGGGTCGCCGGGAAAGCGGCAACCGTTAGAAAACTTCTTGTCCTGCGCCACTTGTTCGCCGTCAAGCATAGCATGAGAGTGTCGTGTACGCGCGTCCAGCGTGGCCAACCATTCTTTTTTGAGCTTAATGCCCATCTTCTGCGCCGCCGCGTAGCTGTCCATGCGTCCGGCGTTCTGCGCGCCGGTGGCGGCAGTTCTGGCCGTGCGGATAGCGCTATCGCGGCTCATGGTGGTGATGCGCCGCTGCAAATCATCCGCCATGTGCTTGATGCTCTTTCCCTGCAAGATGGAGCTGGTGACGCTCTTAGTGATTTGCTTTTTGCCATACGCGAGGTCGATACCGCGCTTTAAGGCGCGTTTCGGCGGGTAGTATGGCATTAAGTCCGGCTGCTCCACGATCAAACGCTTGACCGTCTGCTCGTCCCACAGGTCAAAGCCGACGTTGCCCGCAACCTGCTCGATGGTATAGGCCGCATAGTTGCGGTTGAGAGAGTAGATACCGGGCGTTGCATCGTTGGTGTAGGATACTGCCACAGCGTTTGCATCGGTCATGCGGTGTGCCACCTTGTCACGCATGACCTGATAGCGTTCCCCACGCCCGATCTGGTTCAGCCGCCATTGCTTATAGTCCTGCTCCGTCCATTCCTTACCGTTCCGCACGGTGCCGATCAGTGCCTTCATTTCCTCGTCGCGCTTTTTGAATTGCTCAAAGTAAGCGTCAATGGTCGCTTGCAGCTCTTCCCCAGCCTCACGGTACAGCCTTGCAATACGCCGTTCCAACTTCGCAAGCTCTTTGTCGGTCAGCTTGTGTCCGAGGTCACTGTTCGCCATCGCCGTTCACCCCCGGCGCGACCGGTTCCGCAAGACTGCGGTCAATCGCTTCTGCCGCTTTGCGCTTCGCCATGTCCTCGTACTGGTCAATGTCACCGTTGATCGTCAGCAGCTTCTTTGTGATGTATTCATCATCGTAATACGCCGCGCCCAGAAGAATGTTCTGTGTTTCCTCGCTCTTGTTGATAATCTGATTGCGCGTGTAACTCGGCTGGTCCTCAACCCCTGCCAAACGCAGAATTTCCACGATAAACCGCGTGACTTCGGACTCAAACTTGTCTGTCTTCAAATCCAGCGGCGCATAGCTTGCCTTGATCGCGGTCGCCGTCTGATTGCCCGCGGATACCGCCGCAGCGTCGAAGCACTGGAAATCTTCATAGAGTTTCCGTTTCAGCATATCTATTGTCGTATTTGTCCCTTCGTACGGCGCTTCAATTGCCTGCGGTGTTGCCTTCGCACCGTCGTCGCCGTCTGCGTGGGCCACATGCAGCGTTTTGAGCCGCTCCACAAATTTCGCATCGTCCAGATCGTCCATGCCGTTGCAGTTGGACAATACCCAATAGATCAGATTGCCCTCGTCCACGTTGTTGACCATGTTAGAGGACGCAAGATCGAGCGCGTCAATGGTGTTGCGCTTGCCGACAATTTCGGATAGGCACCGCTTGTTGTTTTTCAGCGGCACAATGGGGAAACTCGGATAGTTCCCGCCGTCATAGATTTCGGTTTCGCCAACTTCGGCCTTGCGGATAACGATCTTGTAACTGCGCTTTTCCTGCAATACGCTCATATCTTTGTTTTTCGGCTGGAAGTACTCGGTAAAGCCGTCGATCTCGTACAGCGTCGCTCTCAGGGGCTTATCCTGTGCCACCTGCCAGAACCGGATACCGGCCTTCATCGCGCCGTCCTCTTCATCGTAGAGGGGAACAAACTCAAGCAGGGAGAACACCCGCAAATGCGTCAAATCCCAGAAGCCAAAGGACACGCCCGCGATTTTCGCCTCACGCGCCGCATCCATGACTTCCCGATCGAAGTCCGGGCATAGCTTTTTCGGCGTTTCTTTCTCCGCAAAAGTTACGCCGTTGCCAAGCAAATACGAGATTTCTTGATCCACCGCCAGACCGAAGAAGCGGCTGGCCAGTTTATGGTTTGCCGTCCACATATCCGTGTGGCTGCGCCCCTGCATATCATAGATGATCTTTTCGTAGCGGTTGATGGTCGGATTTAGGCCGTTGTAATATTCCTCCGCATCCACCGCCGTTTTATACGCCGTGCTCTCGCGGTGCTCATTGATCGTGCTGCGGACAAACTCAATGCGCGCCTGCTCGTTGTCACCGACCGCCACGAGGTCGTTATATGTTTTGATAGCCGCTCACCGTCCTATCTGTTCCAAAGTGGTGTATACTCGCGCCGATACGCCTTGTTCTTCAGGACCGTATAAGCAAAATACCGTGTTTCATCCATCGCGTGGTCATTTTCTTTGATCGGCCTGTCATCGGCGGATTTTTCGTCCCACCGATACAGTCCAAACTCGCGGATGCAGTCTTTGCAATCTCGGTGTATCTTGATTACGCCGTCCTGCAAAAACCGCGCCGTTGTCATAATACCGTTGGTTACGTCGTTGTTGGCCTTTTGCACCATATAGCCCCGTCGCCGCAAAACCTCGATAAACGAGGCGGCAGACGGGTCAACGATAATGCTTTTGACGTCCGCCTCGCCGATTAGTTTTTTAATTTCGTCGGCGTATTCCTCGTCCGTCTTGTTCTTCTGGTTATCGCGCCCGGAATAGTAATACTCGCGGATGCGCGTTGCCGTCTTGCCGTCCCAGCGCCAAAGTCCTGCGGAAAACGGGTTAAGTGTGCCGTAGTCGCAGGACACATAGTATTCTCCCTTTTCCGGCAGATCGTCCACAATGCAGCTCTCGTCAAACATCGGATAGATCAGCCCCTCGGCCACCACCCACAAACCGCGAATGTATCGGTCGTAGAACACGCCGCTATACATGGCCTTTGTCCTCTCGATCATCTGCGGTGTAAGAATTGGGTTATCTTCCAGCAGGAAGTGAATGTGCTGCGTATTCTCCCGTTCGTTTTCAATCCACTCTTTGTAAAACCAATGCTGCGGTGATTCGGGGTTACAGTTAAAAAAATACTTCGGATGCTCAAACGAAATCGCACGGGAAAGCGCTTGCTCCACAAACGAACGCGGCATAAGTGCCACTTCATCGAATAGGACCCCGGCAAGCGTGATGCCTTGTATGAGCATATACGAGCTTTCATCCTTGCCGCCGAATAGGTAAAACCAATTTGTTCTATCCCCACACCGAACGGTTAAAATCCTCGTGGAAACCTTGTAATGCATGGACAGCGCAACACCAAGCCCGTCAATTTCCATCAACGGTTTTAAGATATTTCGCTCTGCCGCCTGCACCGTCTTCCCGCAAATAGCGAAATTCGTGCGGTCGTAGTTCTGCATCGCCCACAGCACAAACGCCATCGACATGACCGTCGTCTTTCCGGAACGGACGGAGCCGTCACAGATCAGCGCCATATCATCGGAGCCGATAAACTCCATTATTTTGCGCTGCTTTGCGGATAGCGTTTTAATTTGCATTGTTCTCGCCCTTTAACGCAGTAAGCAAAGCTGCCAACGCCGCAGGATCGCCGCTTTTTTCGTTCTCGGAGTTCCACCCAAAATTGCAGCCAAGCGAGAATTTCGCGCCGTTCGCACCGTCTTTGTCGTAGAGCCGAGATTCGGCGTATTCTTCACAGCGGGACTTCGCGCGCGTAACCGTGTCCGCAAACTCTGGCCTCGCTTGATAGTCCAGCAGTGCTTGTCTTCCCGTGAATCCAAGCGCCAATGCAAGCCCTGTGATTGTCGGCGGCTTTGCGTTGATGATGATCGGCACCCCGTACTTATCTCGCACAGCGCAACCGTCATCTCCGATAAACGGTTCGCCTTCGCACTTTTTGAAGTAAACGTCAATAGCTTTCTGCATCGCGCTTACGCTTTTCCATTTTCTTGGCGCTCCGCCAGCCATACGCTCACATCCTTTCGCCACCTCGCACATTTATTCTTCCATAAACCAAATGCCTTTTGGATGCAAAAAATCACCGCAAGCCACGTTTCTGTCTAAAATATCCGATACGTCAATGCTCGGGAAATATGATGCAACAAGATTTTTAACGCGCTCCTTTAGCTCGTCAACGTTATCCTGCTGAATCTCAACGGTGTAATACGAAGCAACGGCAATTAGTGCGTCTTCCTCGGTTTTGCATTTCTTTAATTTTCGCTCTATGATCTCAACAGCAAAGTTGCCTGTCCCACCGCACGGCTCCAAAAAGGTTTTCTCAATGTCGAAAGCGTGTCCGCCGTTTTCCTCGTCCAGCATATCGCACATCTTTTTCACCAGCCATGCCGGTGTAAACACTTCGGCAAATTTCTTAACCCGTTCTTTGCTCTTGATTAGAGGCTCGTTCTTCGTATTCACAGGCATACTCTGCTTCCCATCTTTTGATGTATTCTTGCCGGTGCTGTACGCAGTATTGATAAGCAGCAATGGCTTTTGGCGTGTCAGATGTGGGCGGATAAATATGGCGTGGGCCTTTAGCTTTTCTCCCAAGCCACGCTGCTTTACACGCATTGTCATAGCAGCCTTGGCAAGTTCTATGCCCTTCGATATATGGATGTTGCCCGCAAATAGCGCATAGGCCGTTTTCGTAGTATTCGTTTTTAGGAACAGAATGTTTTTGCCAAGTCCTTTTCTTTGGCTTCGTATTGGGGTTTATTTCGAGTGGGTGCCCACGTCTTTTTTCGAGGCATTCGGCACAATGGCGCTTTCCAACCATTGTATAGGCATCTTCTTTCCCGCACTCTGTACAAACGTGATGCGCGGCAAACCATTCTCGGCGTTCGCGCATATATTCCCGGTGATATGCCCGTCGATCTTCAATGTTTGCATACGCCATATGCCACATCCTCTTTGCTACCAGCCCCCGCCCCTTGGCCTTACATAGCAGACTTTACCCGCCCCGAAGGGCACATCTGGTACGGCATTGCAGTCCTGCCCTGCTTTAGCGCTTCGGCCATCATTCGGCGTCGCTCGCTGTGGTCTCCCCTTGCGGGGCACCTATGCCGCATATTGCCCTCAACTGCCCGCCCCGAAGGGCGGGCTATCAAGGGAGGAGGAAACAGATGAAAAAGCAGAGGCGTGAAGAGCCTCGCCCCATCACGCCTCTATTTTTGCATAGGTTTTTCTTATTTTTCCCCTTAAAAGGGGAATTTTCAAAATTTTTTTAGATAATCGTCAACGGTCATCGGATTATCCGTCCTTCCGAGCAGATAATCGACCGACACCCCGAACTTGTCGGCAATGCTTTCCAATGCGTCCGTTGTGGGCGTAGCCTCCCCCGCCTCGTACCGCCTCACCGCGTCACGGTGCAGACCACATAGTTCAGATAAAACATATTGCTTTATTCTCTTTCTCTCCCGTAAGCGCTTCAAGCGCTCGGGAAACGCGTTCATACCACATCCCCCATTCCGATCTGCTCAAATTCAGGCTTTGCAAACAAGGGAGCAAGCATTTTTTCTTTCGCTTCCTCGTAAAACCCCTTGTCCACCTCAAACCCATAAGCATTACGCCCCATCTCATAAGCTGCGCGAAGCGTAGAGCCGCTTCCTGCGCATGGATCAATTACAACGTCTCCCTCGTCTGTGAATACGGAAATCAGCCTTTTCAGCACGTTTACCGGCTTTTGTGTCGGATGCACCTTTGGATATTGACTGCGCTTGTCCCTCTCCCACGCGAGCCAATCAAATACCATGTGCCGCTCGCCATCCGAACCAACGTTACGGAATTTCGGCAGCTTGTCCCGATAAAGGACAACCGCGAATTCTGTTGCACCTACTATTTTCATGTTGGCTTTCAGCACCTGTGCAGAGTAGTTTTTACAGAAAAACAGCGGATAGCTTTTCATGAACCCGTAGCGCTTGCCGTATTCAATCACCGTTTGCATCTGCTCAAACGCGCAAAACACGATCATTGCCGGAGCCTGCCCCTTTTCCTTCGGTTCCTTGCGCAGCATACGGTTACAGAAGTGCATGTACTCCGCAATTTTGAATGTTCCGTCCGTGTGAAAAAAGCTCTGCTTTGCCAGCTTACTTTCACCGTTTTTATTATCCCCTCCGTTGTACCACATCGGATTGCTTGCATAGGCGTCCACGCCAATGTTATAGGGTATATCCGCAATCACCAGCTGCGCTTTTGGGATATTGTATCGCTTAAAATTCTGAAAATTGTCATGGTATAACTCGCATTTCATGCCAGCACCTCCTCCGGTCGGAAACTCTCTTTGATCTCCTTACCGTCTACCATGATCGCCACGGTCACATAGCGCCTCTGCGGATGGATGTACGTCACCACGCCGGTGCGGATCGGGTACAGTTTTTCGCCGCGCGCCTTGCCCGGAAACTCCTCCGGCGCCGTCATGAACTGCGCCCGCACCTTGTCGCCTGCTTTCATTCCACACCTCCAAACGCTTCCTCAAATGTCAGGCCGCTCTCTCTGAGTATGCCTTTGATCACGTCGATGGTATGCTGATTGTTGCCCGACAACCACCACCAGATGTTGCTTTTGGAAATGCCTACCGCATCGGCAAGCTGGCGGCGCGTATACTGCCGCTCGCAGAAAATCTTTTTCAGCGCCGGATAGACGCAATAGGGAAATTCAATCATTTTCTCCCCACCCTCCGTTTGTATCGGTCTTTTGACCTCTGAATGTAATTAATCATCGCGCTTTCTTCGGCTATGCTGGCCGTTTCGTTGCTTTTTGCCTCTTTCTTTTTTTGCAGCCACGCAGCGTATCGTTCACAGGTCGAATGACAGCCGACATGCCGCTCCTGACAATTAAAGCAGCTCATATCATCCCACCTCGTACTGCGGACAGGCCGTGACAATGTAGCTTGTTTCGTAATGCCTGCGAGCGCCGCCGCAAGAATTCATCAAAACCTTTGTTTTGATCGCGCGCCAACCTTCCACCGGCTGCCACTTCAGCTTCCGCGTTTCCTTGTCGCACTCCGACCAAGGGCATTTCCCGCAGGCGTTCTTACAGGTCCAGCAGAGTGTTTCGCTTTGATTTGCCATTTATACTTCCTCCACCCAGATGCCGAATCGCTCCAGCATCAGTTTTTTCTTGATGATATAGTCCTTTGTCTTAAATCCCTTTGCGTCCTCTACAATCGTTTTCCCGTCACGGGTATACACAAAGTCGGCTATGTATGTAACTGCCCTCACAGCGGCTCCTGTGGGCGTTCTCTGCGCCCCCACGAGCTTGTACGTCTGCTGTAGCTTCAAATCGTGTATTTTCCCCGCTTTCAGAAGCAGCCGCAGCTCATCATAGCGGTCTGCCTCGTGCTTGCTGTCAAACGTGATGCCATGCCGCACGGTTTTGCGGTTGTGGTACTTGCCCGTTTTCTGAGCAAGTACCTTTTCAACCACCTGTTTTTGTGCCGCAGGCCCAAGACGTGCAAGGTCAGATGCCGTCAGGCTCATTTTCCCCTCCCGTTCCGCCGCGCATCCTTGCGCCGCTTTTTCTGCGTGCGTTTGCAATATCTTCCCATCGTCGCGTCTGAGGTTGCCAACGTGCGTTCAAGCTTACGCAGCTCGCGCAACGAAAAATATGGATAGCCCATCATCCGTCATCTCCCCCTCCGCTCTCTGTAGCTGCAAAATTGGTATAATTTTAGTTTCTTCATTTTCCCCTCCCGTCTGTCACCATGACCACGCGCACCTTGCCGAACTGCTCAAGTGCCATCGCCACGGCCTCCTTGGTCGCCAGCTTGTCGCCATGCTCTTCGATGTCGATGATGATGCGGATCATGACTTTCTTTCTCCATAAGCACAATAAAAATCACCCGGCACAGTAAGGTCAACGCAAACTCCATGCGAGCAACACAGTCCGCCTATATCCTCCCAGCTATGCTTGCAATCCTTGCAACGCACCACCGGGGCAACGTCAGAGGGCTGGGAACACTCTACCTCATCGAGCATATCGTCAACCCAACAGGCCCGACACCAGCATCCGTTGTGGTCTTTTCCCTCCGCTTTGCACGGCTTGCAATAACGCTCCTCAGCGCTTTTCTTAAACGCTTCCTTGTCAATGTATTCAGGCATTGTCCGTCCTCATCACATACGCCACGCAGTTCTCAGGGTCATTCCCACAAAGACATGGCGCATATACGCACGAATCACAAATTGTAAACATCTCAGTTAGTGTCATCGTTAGCCCTCCTGTTCCATGCTTCTTTCGCTTTTGCGTAGGTGTTATAGCAAGGGATTTGTGCGTGACATTTCTCACAAATAACATAGGGTCTAAAGTATAGATACTGTACAGAAATTCTGTCGCAACCGCAGAACGGGCATGATTTCAATTCAGGCATCCTTCATCCCCTCCAATGCCGCTTCCGCCTCCTCGCGGGTGAGGAATACGGTCTTGCCGATTTGCTCTATATGCTCTTGTAGACATTTGCGCTCATAAATACACAACTCACCCTTGTCACAGAAATCGCAGCAACCGTGCCCGTCAATGGATACCGGGCATACCAAATCGCAGTCAGGCCCAGCGTCCCATGTCAATTCAAACACAGTTTTGCACGGCAGCACCACCAGCCGCCCGTCCTTGTCGGCCTCGGCCAGTACCCTTACTCGGCTAATGCCACCGCACTCTCCGACGATAGTGCAAAGGTCGCTCCAGTCTTTAACCAGTGTGGACACTTCCACCGGTGTCTTGCCCGTGTCCTCGTATTGCATGAGCCTGCCACGCAGTTCTGCGTATGACCATGCTGCGGTATAAAGCAGGGCAAGCAAGCCTGTCGGCTCATCAGGACCGTCCAACAAAAGCTCACCCATCGCATAGTCTACGCCATCATCATCCATTGGGAAGTCCAAGTCCGGCAGCAAAATCTTTGCGGCTTTGCGGATAAAATCGTAGAGCCGGATGTCCGGGTAGTCCGGGCCATCACCTCCGCCCCGCACCCACGCCTCGAAGTCTTTGATGTAAAACAGATTCAGGGCGGCATCAAGGTTGTTATCAGGGAAATTAGTTGTTAGTCTTTTCATTTATCTTTCCTCCTTCGGCGGATCCGGCATCGGCCTCCAGAGGGTCACTTCGCAGTCAACCGGACAGTTATAAACATCGTCCGGCGTGAAGCATCTGCTTTCCCACCAGCCCTCCGGAATGATGTAATCGTCACGCTCTTCGTCATAACGGCCATACTCCCAGATATCGTTCCAGTTCCAATCGCTGTCTTCTACGAACAACGTCCCGTCTTCATGGATTGCTGTTGCAATAAATTGCCTGCCATTTCTATTACAGACAACCATCACTTCGGTTTCGGGTTTTGGAAGACGTTCGGACACCGGGATCCAACGTGTCCGCTCCTGCGCCACGGCGATCTCCTCGGTGCAGCGGTCGGTCAGCTTTTCGATCAGGTCGGCGGCTGCGTCCAGCAGCTCCCGCTTGCTGCGGCTCTCTGTTGCGCGCAGGGCGGACACGATCTCTTTTTCTGTCATTTTCATTTTCTCCTCAGGTATTCTTTCATTTCAGCCGGTAGTTTTTGGATCCGGTAATATTCAGTACGCAGCCTTTCGACCGCTCCGCAATGCGCGAGCCTATCGCCTCGTCCCAGTCCAGCACGCGCGAGATCGTCCACTCGGAGCTGATGATCGTCACAAGGCTTGGCTTGATATACCGCGCATTGAGCAGATCAAACGCAATGTTGCGATCGGCCTCTGTCGCCGTCCCCTTGAGAAAATCGTCGATGTACAGCACCTTGACGCTTTTCAGCGGATCAATGGCATCTTGATATGCCTCGGCATCGTTGACCTTTGCTTTGATGCTCGGAATATCCGCACGCCATTGCACATAGCGTACCGGCAATCCGGCATCCATGAGCTTTCCGCACATCGCCGTGCAAAGATGCGTTTTCCCGCTGCCGGGACTTCCACCGGCGTAAAACCATCTTCCGCGCCAATCGGCAAGATAGCGTTCCGCTGCCTCTTTGGCCTGCTTCTGCCACGGCTCAGTCGCGCGGTAGTTCTCCATCGTGCATCTCTGCAAAAGCTCTTTAAGCCCGCTTCTTTCGATGCGTTGCAGATTTCTTTTGCGGATGGAGCATTCGCATTCCCGGTATTCCGCGTTTCCGTCTGCTGACCTACGCACGGTGTATCCAACGCCGCCGCAGAGTGGGCATTCGTCAGAGATTGACGGCTCCGGGGACGTTCCATTTTTTCGCATCTCTTCCAGTATCGTGACCATGTCCATTCATCGCGCCCCCTTTCTTCTCCAGCTCGCGCTTTTCCCATAGCTGGAATTTCTGCTGCCAGTTATAGACCGGCTTTCCCTCGGTATCCATCCACCTGGCGACGGAGTAAAACTCGTAGAATGGCTTGGGGTCAATAAGACCTCCGCGCAGCTTGGCATATTCGGCGACCTCGTCAAACGTGGGAGCCTTTCGCGGTAAGGGGGGAGGGGGGGATATATAGTCTTTGTCTTTGTCTTTGTCTTTGTCTTTGTCATAGCTTGATTTGCTTGGCAAATTTGGCATTTGCTTGTTTTGCTTGGCAAATCCTGCATTTGCTTGTTTTGCTTCAGCTCCGATCTTCCCGGCCTTGCTTCGCGCTTCGGATAATTCCGTCATTGCAGCGTTGTCCCTGTCGATCTGCGCCCTCATCATAGGGAAAAGAAACCGTTCGTTCCCGCCAAGCTGCGGGGCTTCGCCCGTCCTTGCGTATTCTAACAAGGAAGTGAAAAGCCTCCCCCTCTCAGCGTCACCGAGTGGCTCTATTGCGTCTAAGTAATCGACAAACAGCTTGATGTAAGTCATATCCGCCATGCGCTCACTCCTTATAGGGGAGCAGGCAAATTGATACGCCGTGCTGGGTCATAATGTCGCAAAGGTCATCTGCTTCTGATTGCGAGAGGCCGTCGATGCGGATCATATTATGTGCCGGATCATCTACATCAAAGATATTCTCGCAATCGTAAATCAAAGCGTCGTACTTCACACCGCACCTCCATCAAAACGGGAGGTTGCCGTCATCCTCGACCTCGCTAAACTCGCCCGGGTTGCTTGATGCGGGACTGTATGCGGCGGGTCCCTCCTGCGGCTTGCTGTCGGCAAAGTACACGCTATTGGCGATGATCTCGACCGAGCGGCGCTTATTGCCGTCCTTGTCGGTCCAGTCTCGCGCCTGCAAGCGACCGTCTACCACCACCTTGCGCCCCTTGGCGCAGTATTGCGCGGCAAACTCCGCCGTGCGCTCCCACGCGACCACATCAAACCAGTCCGTTCCGGC